ATGAAAAGGTAAGCGTTTGTTGTCATATCTCTCTTATAACAGTTTTGGGTAACCGTGTCAACCAAAAAAATAGCCTCAAATTAATGAGGCTATTTTGTTTCGTCTTAGTACTTTGCTCTAATGCCGATATACCCTGCTCTAGGATATGTACCATATCCCTTTGCAGTCTCATAACTTTCATTGAAGACATTTTCAACACGCCCGGTCAATTCAAGTGATGCAGTCAACGGATATCGAACAGTTGCGTCTACTAACAGATAAGAATCAATCTTGTTTGTATTGGCAGCGTTTTCCCAAGCCTTACCTACATAACGAATAGTTGCACCTGTTGCAAGTCCACTCGTCCAAGTATAATCACTGCGGATTGATGCAGTGTGTCGTGGACGACGAGGAAGATCAAGTCCAGTATCCTTGTCAATGGATTCAGTGTAGGTGTAGTTCGCAGACACCGCTAGATTAGTCAACGGAACAATCGTAGCAATGACTTCTGCACCCTGTGCCGATGTAGTACCTAAGTTACTGTAAGTGTATGTACCAAGATCAAAATCAATCTGATTGTTGGTATCACGCTTAAAGTAGTTAGCAGTAACATCAAACTTATCAGTGAACTTATGCGATACTCCTACGTCAAAGCCCTTTGCTGTTTCTGCAAGAAGGTCTTCATTACCATAATCTCCATATAACTGATAGAGAGTAGGGGCTTTAAAGCCTTCACCATAGCTGGCTCGTAACGCAGTACTGCCTAATAGATAAACAGCATCGGCACCAAATGTAGTTTCGTTTCCGTAGCCGCTATGCCAATCACGACGAGCGCCAGCGTTAACTGATAGATTGTTCAGTGGCTTTGTTGCAAGTTGTGCATAGATGCTATCAATGTTCGCAGTTGCATTATTGCCGCCGCGCCAGCCTGAGTAGTTGTATCGTGTTTCAAAGTCGTTTGCTTCATGTTCATAGCCAAAGATAGCCTTGTTTGAACCTAAAGAAACTGTACCCTGATATTCAAATCGCTCATTGATTCCTGCACTATGAAAGTTTTCAGTGTTATTAGTTTCATAATTGTAGCGATTCAACTTTACTCGGCTATATGATGCACGATTCTTGAACTTGTCATCAAAAAACGAAACGTTAAGTCCGGTATAACCACTAAAGCTATCAGTCTTTGAGTACTCCCCGGTGTCTGCGAGAATATAGCGAGGAGCAGGGAAGCCGTCAAAGCTGAAACGAGTTTCTAGATAGTTGCTACGCAAGTCAACGTGTACATTGTCTGCGAGGCGGACCAAAACCTTAGCGTTTGCTGCACTTGCCTTGAAACCATCACGCTCACTGCCGTTAGCAGCAGCAGAAATACCATCACTACGTTCATGGCCGCCGCCTACTAAGTAAGAAACTGAACCGACTGTATCACTAAGATCGGCATAGGTACGAACAGTATCAGCATAGCCATATTCTCCGCGTACCTTACTAGTCAAATTTTCTGAAGGATTACGAGTAGTCAAGCTGACTACGCCACCAACTGCCTGACTGCCCCAAAGAACACTACTAGGACCGCGCAACACTTCAATACGATCAATATTACCAGTAACTAGGCTACCAAAATCAAAGCCTGCTGCTGGATGTGCAACATCATTCATTCGCACTCCATCTAGTAATACTAAGGTCTGTGCGCTTTCTGCTCCACGAATTCTAACACTAGAAACGCTTCCGGTGTTTCCTGAACGATCAATCGTGATGCCCGGGAGAGTGGCTAATAGTTCTGCGATAGTTGCAGTCTGTCTATTTGTAATCTCGTTACTATCGACAATAGTTACTTGAGTACCGGTATTTTCTACACTAGTGGGTGTACGCAACGCAGTAACAACAATTTCTGTCTGTGCTTGTGCAGTAGACGAAAGTAGTAACGCTGCGGTTGTAGCGAAAAGTCTAAATGTTTTCAAAATAATTCCTTTCCATATTTTGATGTATCTTGTTATAACAAGTTTTTTGATGCGTGTCAACCTCTTTTTGCGATAAATAACTATATGCCAAAGTTAAGTTTATATCGTTCGAACAAACAAAATGATTATCGTTTCTTGGATAGAACGATAGCTGAACAATTCACTGTGGGTGGAACTGACCTCTATATTCACAAATATTTGGGGCCAGCAACAGGTAATACTAGTACTGATTTTACTCAGCCTAACTACGATGAATTAAGCCCACTGAACATACAAGACTTATTGTTCTTAGAAAACCGTGATAGAAAATATGATAAGAATATCTATCGACTACGTGGTCACTATAACGTACAGAACTTAGACTTCGACTTAAGCCAATTTGGTCTATTCCTGAACAATGATATAATCTTTATCACTGTCCACTACAATGATATGATAGACATTGTAGGTCGCAAACTAATGGTCGGTGACGTACTGGAACTACCACACTTACTTGATTACAATCCACTTAACGAAACTATTCCGGTAGCGTTAAAACGATTCTATCAAATCACGGATAGTAACTATGCAAGTGAGGGCTTTAGTCAGACTTGGTATCCACACTTATGGCGTATCAAGTGTGAACCACTTGTCAACAGTGAAGAATTTACTGACATTCTTAAAGAGCCAATCAATCAAGACAACTATCTCGGTGATTGGGATCCTAATAAAACATATCCTCCGGGTTACACAATCAACTTTGGCGACAAGATTTATGAGTCAATTCAAGAAGTTCCTATCGGTGTTAAACCACCTGATCCTGCGTACTGGGTACTAAAAGAAAATGATAGTTTGGCTAGTATTCTTTCTACCTATAACAAGAATATTGCAATCAATGATGCTGCACTAGAAGAAGCAAAACGTCTCGTACCTAAGTCAGGTTATGACACTAGCAAGCTTTATATTGTTCCTACATATGGATTATATGACACCAACGATACACTATCGGGCAAGGCAAATCAACCTGCCCCTCCCATCAATGTTAATGTAACCGGTACTGTACCAAATGGAACTGCTGGTTCTGTTGTGCTAATGCGTAATCCAAAGTACAAGTATGCAAGCGCAGGAATCAAAGTATCCAAAGCTGCTCTACAATCTATATGGGATATGACTGCTGATAGTGATGGGTCTGCGCTAGAAGATAAAATCGATAAGTTTGTGTCGGCTAGCTTAGAAGTAATCGAGCAAAAGGCAAAGATGACAGATGGTGGAAGTGGTTCAGTCGAAACGACAAAACTATTGTCAGTGCAATCACTTGGTGTAGTCACTGGACCATATGGTACGGCTGATAATACATATGCTACTGCTGATCAGGACCCAACCCAAACAGGATTCACTGGTGATATTACGCAACAGATGGACTATCGTGCAGATTGCGATCCTAGATATCAGTTTATTGTACGATCAAGTCCAAGAAGTTTTGGATACTCAAGTGGCTATCTATCAGGTGATGGACAAGCACCGAACGGTTTCCCAACTGGTGCTGGCATCGCATTCCCACAGAATCCTCAAGTAGGAGATTATTTCTTACGTATCGATTATACTCCTCAGTTATTATATCGTTGGGACGGCAAACTATGGGTCAGAATCAGCGAAAATGTTAGAACAGAAACTGGATTTACATTAGATGATAAATCACAGTTATCAGGCTTTATTAATAACCAAGCCGAAATTTATCTAAATAATGAAGGTAAGTTTGTACCAGAAGCACAACCACTATCAAGCGTGTTGATGCCTACAGTAGATCCTGTTCCTCCGACCCCTTAATAAAGAGAAAACATGGCACAATTTTTTTACGATAACCAAGTTAGAAGATATCTCATTCAGTTTGCTAAAATTTTTAGCAACTGGTATGTTACCAAGGGTAAGGACCCAAATGGTAATGATATATTAGTTCGTGTGCCAATTATGTACGGAGATAGTAGTAGACAAGCATCAACTATCATTGCAAACAACAGCGCAAGTAATTTGCCCTCTGCTCCCATGATCACTTATTATATTAGTGGTCTGGAATATGAACAAAGTAGAACACAAAATCCTACATTTGTCGAGAAGCTACAAGTACGCCAACGTGCATTAAATCCGGAAACTGGTAATTTTGAAACAGTGCAAGGACAAGCGTTTACTCTTGAAAGATTGATGCCTGTTCCATATAAGCTTAGAGTTACTGTTGACTTCTGGACTACCAACTATCAACAAAAATTAGAAATTATCGAACAGCTAGGTACGTTGTTCAATCCAGCACTAGAACTACAAAGTACAGATAACTTCGTAGATTGGACTTCATTGACTTCTGTGTTTCAAGATGGATTGACTTTCTCTAGTAGAAGTATTCCGCAAGGCACAGGTAACCCGATAGATGTATTGTCTTGGAAGTTCTATATGCCAATATGGATTACAACATCAAGTAAACTTAAAAAGATGGGTGTTATTCACAAAGTCATTGCTAGCATTTTCCAAGGCAAGGCACTTGAAGATATCCAAGACGAAGATTTATTGTTAGGCACTCGTCAAAAGATTACTCCATATGGATATAAGTTGTTGTTGTTAGGTAACTCACTGCAATTACTGCCCAACAATGAGCCTTTTAATCCACCTAATGTTTCATTAGAGCAACCAACAAACCCAAACACAAGTTTATATTGGTCTAGCTTGTTAAACGTGTATGGTGCTGTGCAGCCCGGAGTTAGTCAGATATGGTTGCAAAATCCATATATGGAGAGTGATATTGTAGGTACTATTGTACCTGATCCATTAGATGATAGATATCTAATCTATAACATTGACCCTGACACCTTACCGCAGAATACTTTACCGCCAGTCAATAGTGTTATTAATCCACAACTTACTGGACCAAACGCTGGATTACCGGGTCCTACCCCCGGAGTAAGATATTTGATCGTAGAAGATATCGGTGTTCCCGGAGATTTAACAGTTGGTTGGGGAGACTTAGTAGCAAACGCAAATGATATCATCGAATATGATGCTGACACAGGTCAATGGGTAGTTGCATTTGATAGCATAGAAGCTGATAATGTTGAGTTTGTAACTAATCTTACTACAACTGTTCAATATCGTTATGTCCCTCAAGATGGTATATGGATGAAGAGTTACGAAGGATTCTACGGGGAAGGCGATTACAGCATCGTAATCTAACATAACTATGTTATTAAATAAACCATTGTTTCTCAAGTACGCTACTAAAAACAAACTCTTTACTCCATTAAAGTCATTTAGTGATAGTTTATTATTTTATTATATAGGCACATTGGCATTAGAAAATGACGGTGATCTATTAGAAATAGGCTGCGGCGGCAGTACCTATGTTCTCTACGAGTTGTCAGAAAAGTTCGATAGAACAATAACAGTATGCGATGTACAAGATCATTTTATAGATACGCATTTACCTGCATTTCCTTCAGCAAAACTGAACCCCATTGTTGATTCTAGTATCAATCTTAATGATTACAAACTTGGAGAGACAATATATTCTCATGTTGACGGGGACAAAAATTACAATATTACTAAAAAAGATTTAGAATTCTGTATTAATAACATGGCAGAGTATGGAATAATATGTCAAGATGACTATGGTAATAACAAATGGCCCAGTATCACACAAGCAGTGTTAAGTTTAGTGACTGAAAATAAACTCAAGATAATAATAGTAGGTGATAGTTCGATTTGGTTAACAAAGCCTGAGTATTATGGTTACTGGATGAACTTACTATCTACTGATAGAGAGTTTGAAATATTAAAAACTTACATAGGCATGCAAGAATCGAGTATAGTGTTAGAATGCAGTCCTAACTATTATTTTATTAATACATTGAACTATGCTCCTGCTTGGAGTCAGCAGATTAATCAAAACTACGAGTATATAAAATCATTATGTACTGAGGATGAATTAAAAATATTGAATGAGATACATGAATATAGTGATCATCCATATTACCTAAGAATGCCTTACCCCGGACAAAGTATTCCAGGACATTGGCTATCATAAATATCAGCATGTTAAAACAAGCCGCCGGCGTATTTTTCTATAGCAGGTCAACCAAGAGATATCTATATCTATTGAGGTCTGATCAACGTAGCCCTACATGGAGTATACCAGGTGGAGGTATAGAAAAAGAAGAAACGTTACTTGAAGGTATAGTGAGAGAATGTAAAGAAGAAATGATGTTTGATCTTTCTGAATTAAAGATCATACCTATACAGAAATTTGTAAACAATACATTCACATATCATACTTTTTTCTGTGAAGTTGACGAAGAATTCATTCCTATTCTAAATGATGAACACGTTGGCTATGCCTGGGTTAGAGAAGGACAGTATCCTAAGCCATTACATCCTGGTTTGTTCTCTACAGTAAATATTGATATTGTAATTGAAAAGTTGAATAGTCTTACTTGATTACATTCCAAGTAAGCTTGATAGAGTAGGCCATCCTATTGCGCCTGCTAGCACGCCAGCTCCCATGAGCATCCAGCGCCATTTCTCAAATGAAGCAATTTTCTCATTAACTTCGTCATGTTGCTTCTTGTTTTCGTCTTGAAACTCTTTAATTAACTTATGAGTTTCATCCATATGATTATCAATGTGACTCGTCAGGTCCTTCAGGCCAGATTTGATATCATCACATTTTTCATTGAGATATCCATACTGAACCTGAAGGACCGCGATTTCGGTCTCAGTCTGCTTAAGTTTTTGAACTGCTGAAGTCTGAGCCATTTTTTATTCCTTATGCGTTGCCAATTGTAACAATTGGGTAAGGCTGTGCTGGGTTTGTATTTGCAGCGGCAGCAGCATTGAAGCTTGAGAATGCTGGGTTAGCATTCTGTAGAACGATGTTGCCTGTTGCAACTGGACCTGAAGTCGCAGTGAACAATTCAGCAGTGTGATCGCTCAAGCTCTGAACCTTAACTGTACCAGAGTTTGCATAAGTTGCGGTGATTGTCATTGTGTTTGCAAGTAATGCTGTGTTAGCAACATTAGCAGTAAAGCACTGACCTACAAGACCACTTGTGCTTCCCTTAACAAGATACTTCTGCTTGCCCTTTTGACGAACAATGTAGCCTGCTTCTGGAGTACCATATGTTAGTGCAATACCTGAAGCGTTTGCTGTTGCGTTTGCTGCGAATGTAGCAAATGTTGCGTTAGCATTAGCAATGTCAGTTACAGTACCTAGAATAGTTCCATCAGTGTTATATACAATAGTACCATCGGCTAGTGTGTTTGCTAAGTCAGTTCCAACACCATCAATGTTTGGACTATCGTCTGCTACAGTGATTGTACCAGTGCCGGTCAAACCAATCAACACATTGCAAAGTACTTGCTTACCAAATAGTGCAGTGTCACCACCGACTACTGAGTAAGTATTTGCGTTTGTTGCTGGCCATTGAGGACCATTTGGATTGTTGAAATACATGTCAACTGGAGCGACAGTAGTTGCTACTGTGCCTGATGCAGTTGTTACTGATTTTGGTGTTGAAGTTGGGTTAGCATTCAATGGAGTTTCAGAAACAGTGAATGTGCTGTTGTTGCCAGCATTAACTACCTTAAGAATCCAGTACAATGTACCTGCGGTAAGAGTACCGATGTTAGTTGCAGTTACGAAAGGCATACCTGCAATAATACCTAAATTAGTGAAGTTTGCTGAAGTTGTAACTAGTGAAGTCGATGCTGTAGTGTTTGTGATTGTGATGACTGCCTGTGCTTTGGCAATCTTTAGTGGTCTACCCATTTGTTTTCTCCTTATGAAAAGCGAGTTCTAGTCGCTACGCAGTGGGTACTGCATAAGTTCTCCTCTTGAGAACGTTACAATATATTTAGCTTTTTTGCGAAAAAATAAGGATTAGGGAGCTAGCTTCCAAGGTCTACCTAGTGCGGGAAGCAATGCACGATCAGCCCAAGTAGTGAAAACGTTGTATTCTCTGTAGTAAGGTTCGCCTACTGCACTGCGAATAGGTTCGCTAACGTACAATAGTTTTAAGCTTGCTT